GTAAGCCTAACTTACCAGCTTTTGCTAATTCTAATTGTTTATCTAGCTCTTTCTTTTTAAGCTTTAATTTGTCTAAACTTGCCTTTACTTCTTCTGTTGTTCCTTCTTCTATTAAATCTTTTAATTTTTTTCGTTCTGTAATTTGTTTAATTATTGCCGTTGTAATTCCACCAATGGCCAAAGCAATCCCAACAAAAGGAATTGAAGCAAAAGCTAATTTTAATGCCCCAACCCCAACAGTTAATGCTGTAAAAGATTTTGAAGCTAATAATGCAACAACAGAAGCTTTTCCTAAACCTAAAGTTGCCGCAACTGATGAGATTCCTACCATACTTAATTTTGTTGCCAAAGTGCCTGCTGCTGCTGCTAACAAACCACCGACAACAACTACACCTTTTGCAGCTACGGCCAATGCAGCCATTATTACAACTGTGTTACCTAATGGAGTTTCTATAAACGCTGTAGTTGCTTCTACTAATGCTGTTAAAGCCTTTGTTCCTTCTAACACAGCAGGTGCAAAAAGATCCCCAAAAGCTTTTGAAAGTTCTTGAGTTTCATTTCTTAATAACTGAAAGACCATTGTGGGGTCTTTAGCCATTAACTCTTTTAAAGATTTCCCTCCATCTTTTTCTATTTTCTTTAATGCTCTGATAACAACAGGAGCTGTGATTTTACCTTGTGCTGCAAAAGCTCTTAACTGACCAACATTAATACCTAATTCATCAGCAATTGGTTTTTGAATAACACTCATTTGTTCAGCAATACTGTTGAACTCATCACCTCTTAAAACACCTGAACCTAAAGCTTGAGTTAATTGCCTCATGGCTCCAGCTTGTTCTTGCGTAGAGGCTCCAGACAAAATTGCAGCAGTATTAAAACCGTTAAAAGTTGCTGAGATATCCTCCATTGTTGCTCCAAGAGGGGCCAACCTTGCTTGTAAGCCTGTAACGCCTTCTAAAGCCTCGTTTTGACTTAGACCGAATTTATCTTGTGCCTGTTCTACTAACTGCAGTGATTTTTTATATGTACCAGTTGCTTTTGTTAAAACTTTTAACCGTAAATCTAATTTACTAAAACTTGTTGCTTGTTTTACTGCCTGACTTATAACTGCAGTGGCTCCAATGCCTAGAAAAGCATTTCGCAAGACATTGACTGAACTTGTTAAA